TTCGACATCGACGCGGCCCGTCGCCGACCCGATGCCCGTCAACGGGGCCGACATCTCGGCCGTGACGACGCCGACATCGATAACCGCTTGATATTCGATCAGAAAATCCTTTTTGACCCATTTGATTTCGGCGGCCGGATAGTCGCAAAGCATCTTCCAGCCCCCGAGACGACGCACGACGGCCGTCGTGACCGGATCGTCGAACACAACGTCGCGATACCCGCCAACGCTTGATATGGCCGCCAGGACGGCCGCCCATGCCGTCGATGCCCGCGAACCGTTGTCGATCGCGACTAATCCGGCGTGTCGGCGTATCTTGGCGATCGACGGCCAGTCGTCGCCGGCCTTGAGGAAACCGACTACGCCGGCTTGGAGTTGTTCGACGGTCAGGTCCGAGAGGCAGTCGAACCAGACATCGACTTGCTTTTCGTCCAAGCCCTTGCCGGTGCCGACCGCGAGAACGGCCATCGCTTTGTAAAACTCGGGGCGGTTCATTGGATCACCCCGTGCTTTCTGGCGTTGGCTTCCAGGCCGCTAAGTGGCTCGGCGGTCTTGGGTCGGTTCGATTCACGCTTCGCCCAATTGCGTGCCGTTGCCATCCAATCCTTCATGGAAGCCTTGCCGACTTTCCACCCGTTCGATTCATAGTGATCGAAAAATAGCTCAGGATCGAACGAGAAGCCTTTCGATTCGCAGTATTCCCGAATCTGTTCAACGGTCGGCTTTTGGAAAGTCTTTTTTGGTTTACTTTTTTCTTTACTCTTCTCTTCTCTTCTCTTCTCTTCTCTAGTCCCCGTTTCTTTGGGACAATTGTCCCCGGCTTTGGGGGACTTTCCCGCCCGTTGTTTTCGCTTCTTTTCGGCCTCGAGTGCCCGTTTTTTAGCACTTTCCGACAGGTGCCGTTCAAGTTTCGGCACGTGGATAATCGGTTGCCCGTCGGCCGTCCCGGCACCGTCGTCGTACTCGAGCCAATCGACCGCCAGCAACGCCGTGAGGAAACCGGGCAGGTTCAACGCAACCTCGAGGGACAAAAGCGGGACGCCCGTCACCGACGCGGCGGGACAATTGTCCCGACTTTCGGGGGACACGTTTCGGGATATCCACGCCCAAAATTTCGTACAATACCCGACGATGTGTTCGGGGCGTTCGTTCATCGCGATCGCCATTCGCAGGACGGCCGGGTCCTCGTTCAAATCTTCTCTAATCTTGATCCAGTCGCCCGCCATTATGATTCCCTTTCGTGCCGAACAACGGCCGTGTTTTCAGGTATAAAGTGACAGGATATCCAGCGTGCTAGATTCCGAATTTCGGCGTCGGTCAGGCCACCGATATCATCAACGCGGGTGCGGTGCCATCCCACAAGTGCATAGTTTTCCGATTGTTTTTTTTTAACTGGTTTCATTAAAACAGCCTCCAAATTTCCAGTCGCCCGCCATTATTCCCTCGATTCTATTTTATATTCGGTGGCGATCCAAACGGTCGCCGCTTTGCCCGACATCGTCGGCCGCGTTTGATCAGAATCCACGACGAATCCCCCGGCGACCAATTCAACCCGCCGCGGGCGTTGTGTGTTTGCCCCCATTTTCAGGGCCGTTTGCATTTCCTCATCAGTCGCCCCGTGATCGCCAAGGCCGACCAGGAAGTCGAGAACGGCCCGTCGCAGCGTGCCGGCCCTCGGGGCGATCGCTTCGGCCGCCGCCCGGCTTGTCGGGGATTTCGATTGATACGGGGCGTCGAACGGTTTTCGGGCGACCTCGAAATCGAAACCCTGTTGAACGCGACCCATTAAAAAGTGTTTGACGCTACCCATTAAAAAAGCCCCCCTTGAACCATCGCCGTCGGTTGTTCGTCAGAAACATACGGTCCCAACCGATACTCTTGATCGTGCTCGACGACATCCCAGCCTTGCGGCCTAATGTGTTTCCTGATGTCGCTTATCCGCGACGTGTATTTCAAAAACCCGCGTCCAGCTAATTCGTGATTCATTTTCGGTCCGTCGATGAGCATTTTTAGAATCTCTCGGTTCTGGCCACCTAGTCGCCCGCAATCGATCCCTCTGACGTTTGGGTCAGTCGGGCCAAGATACGTCGGGTTGTATTCGTGCTTGCCGTCCTTGAGTTCCTCACGAAGCTCAGCCGCCCTTGAGGCAATTTCCGGGTCAATAATCTCGGCCTTTAAGGACTTCTTGTGGTTCCGCCACTCGACCATCATCTCGTCGTAGTTGATTCTCAGCGTTGTGTATGATGACCTTGCGTTCGTATTCCCGTTGTACATGTACGAGACGTACCCGACCAAAGCCTCAAAATCTTCAGGGTGAGCCCCGACCGCTACCAGTTCCCCGGAGTCTGTTTGCATGACCAAGGGACGCATCATGTCGAGGATTTTCTCGATTTTTTCAATCGTGTTTCGGGCATCCCTTGCAACTTCCTTTTCGGGCTTCGTCCGACCGGGCAGGATTGTTGTTTCGTCGATTTTGTAACGCGCAGCCCCGCCGATAACTTTCCAGTGCCCAGCGAGCATTGTGATTTTTGCGATAGGCTCACCCATCGCCATCCCCTCTAAAATAAACGTGATTCACGAGACTTCTCGGACGCAGCCCGAAGGTTCTTGCACGCAACGTTGAAATACGATTCCTTCAGTTCAACCCCTACAAACTTACGATCCAACAAAATCGATTCGTAACCTTCCGAACCGATCCCCATAAACGGACTCAACACAACATCGCCAGGGTTTGACCAAAGCTGAAGGCACCTATGGATTACATCCAACTGGAGAGGGCAGATATGTCGCTCATCTTTTTCGTCTCGGGCCGTCGTGAATTGGAGCGTGTTCGACGGGTTGATGTCCATCCAAACCGGCGATGCGTACCTTTGCCAAATATCGATGCTCAACCGTCCCTCATTGCGGAATGTCGATTGATCCCCACAGAAGTGATCGAACTCACCAGCGACCGGTTCTGGGTTGTCTCCCGGCTTCCGGAACGTGCATACATAGTCTGGAAGTCCCATCCTTGACCGGCACGAATCCTTTGTTACCTGCTTGTGCAACAGCCCAATTGATTTAGTCCTCTGCATCTGGACAACCGGGTCTTTCCATATACACACCTCGGAGTGATAAACAAATCCCCCATCGACAAACCCTCGGATAATGTCGCCCCTAAAATCCCTCAGCCCAATATACCCTTCATGCTGCTTTGTGGTCGGGATATTCATGCAATGAACGCTGCACAATCGGCCCGGCTTTGTGACTCGGTAAAGGTTCTCGATCAAATACGAAAACTGTTCCCAAAACTCATCGTAAGATCGGCAGTTCCCCATGTCACGATCAGAATTACTGTATGTGTACAGCGAAGCGAAAGGAGGACTGAAAACCGTAAATCCAACAGATTCATCAGGCAGAAAGCTGGATACTTCGACACAGTCACCGTGATAGGCCGAGAACCCGGATTCTTCATCGATCATCGGGTCAGACAATACTTGGCTCATTTTCAACTCCCAAAAATCTAGGGACTATCATTTCCGCTTTCGGAACGTAGTCCGTTTTAATGTTCGCGGTCGAACGAATCACACGCGATGTAATATCACTCATGGCCGCAATCATTCCTTCGGCCATTTTGTCGGCGTCGGCTTGCTTGCGTTTGATGTTCTCAAGTATTCCGGCGTCTCGGTCGGTCGTGACGATGTGAACATCGACTGGTTGCGTCTGGCCGAACCGATAACACCGACGAACCGATTGATAGAACTGCTCGAAGGAATGGGACAAACCCAAAAAGATCATCCGATTGCAGTTTTGCCAATTCATCCCATGCCCGGCAATTTTCGGCTTTGTCACAAGGCATTCAATTTCACCAGCCGAGAAGCCAAGCAATGCCGATTCCTTTTTGTCATCTTTCATTGAGCCTTCGACGTTGATTGATCCGTCGATCATCGATTTAACCGTATCCGACTCTTTATTTAGCTCACACCAAACGAGTGTCTGTTTTGTTCCATCATGTAGCGATGCGGCAAGTTTGCACCGGTCGTTAATCGTCGTTCGTCTAACGTGCCTCTGATCTCCAAGAGTCTTCGCTTCCTCATGGAACAATAGCCCATAGTCGGCTGGCTTTTCGGATGTCTGAACTTCGTGAGTGTGAAAGTTCAATGGCGGTAGATTGTAACCTTCGTCCGTGAATCCGATGTCAGACGGCTTGCGAATCATCACAGACCACGACGCCATGAATTCCCAGAACTTTGATTCAGCGTGCCCCTTGAGTCTCCACTTTGCTGTGTCTCCGCCATCATGCACAAAGTACATGCTCAACATCTCGCCGCGAGTCATCACGCCGAGGAAGTCGCAATGGTTTCCAAGTTCCATGAAATCGTTCGGTGCCGGGGTTGCCGTACACGCCAGCCGATAAGGAGTCTGCTGAAACGATTCAATCAGCTTCTCTTTTGTCTTTCCGCCGATTGACTTTAGGATTGAACTTTCATCGAGCACAATCCCATCGAAGTCTTCTACGCAGAATCGGTCCAACTTTTGATAGTTCGTGATGGAAATCCCACCATCGACTTCGGATCGGTCATGGCAGAACCGAACCGGCGTCTCGATCTCATGCTTCACAGCTTCCGCAACAGTTTGCTGTGCGACCGCCAGTGGAGTCAAAACCAGAACATTCCCGCCCGTTTTCTTGCAGACCTGCGATGCCCATTCGAGTTGCTGCACAGTTTTTCCAAGGCCGGTATCAAGAAAAAGTGCAGCCCGACCCTTCTTTAACGCCCATCTCACAACAGGTTTCTGCCAGTCGAACAGGTTCGGGTTGAGATCGGACAGTTCAACGTTGATCCCGCTTGAAACAGTATTGACGTTTTTCGTGTTAATAAATTCCGAGTATTTCATACAAGCCCTATCCATTCCACAAAAAAACTTCCCGCCCGCACTCTTAACAGGCGGGAAGCCGAACACAAAACACTAAATTATTTCTTCAAAACACTGGCCTTTCTTTATCCGCTATTAATTGCACCCGAGACCGTCACGGATCGGCTAGGGTGTCGGCATCGTTGCCGAGTTAATGTTCCATAGGTTTATTCATCGTCAC